GGCGTGTTTCAGGATCGGCTGATCGCATCTTTTGCCTTTGTGATTGCGCGGTTGATCCAGGTCGGAGGCATGGCAAGCTCGGCAGATACGAAATAGATCGACTGCTTCGGCCATTGAACGTAAACAGCTTTGACTACCTGCCTGACATCCTCTGGGAGAGTCTTAATCGTCTGGTCGATCAGTTTCGCATCCGTCTTGTCCACCGGTTCCAGTTTGTTGATCCAGCCTGCCCAGTTCACCAACCTGTCCTCGATAGTGCCTAAACCATGCTTTTCCGCAGTCATGACAAAAATGTACCTCCGCAACGTGGTTATCTTCGATTGTTTCGGTGTAGCCTTCCAGCCCACCGCACTTAGAGCAAATGTCTTTTCGCATTTTTCTCCTTTAGCTTTGCTTCGATGTGCTCCACTGACCATCCGGTAGCTTCTTCTTTTTCTCGATCCGTCAACCCGACCCATTGGAGCGGTGCTGCGGGTGGGGTGGTGTAGAGGGGTTGTCTTGCTCCATCAGGCAGTCGATATGCGGTTCCACAGTTAGATCGCTCAAGGTAACTCCAGAACTCTGGCTCAACCCAAGCCACCGGCTTCTCACCCTGCTCGATGGCAGCGCGTAGAGCGGCCATTGCATTCCCAATCTTTTCGATCTCACGCACATGCAATGGGGAGTAGATACAGTCCAACGCCTCCAGCGCCTGCTTCATGACCTCAATGCTCATTCCACCCTCTCATACGTTGCTTCAAAAATGTCAGGCTTACAGGGATAGTTTTCGTTTTTAATCCCGGTAATGATCCAGTCGCCGGGGGTTACAATGTGACCTCCCTCCAAAGTCTTGACCCAGCCATAACCTTTTTGTGCAGGGTCTGGATGTGTCGCTATGTTTGCAAAAGGGTACGGCTCGACAGCAGGATGGTCGCCGTCCTTGAACCACTGCGTAGCCTCGATGACCACGGGCTTCTTGCGGAATTTCATTTCTCCCTCTCCTTCAGCATTGCATCTGCTATGCGGTAAGACACAGACGCAATAGCGTCAACGGACAAAAGTTCTTCTGTATCGGCAGCAAGAACACCTTGCAATGCTTTGGCTGCAAAGTGGTCGCGCAACTCAATGCCGTATTTGGTTTGTTGATAGTTGAAGTCTTGTATGTTCATATTATTTAGCTCCCAGATTGATTCGTAAAATCTCAATCCGTTTTGCATGGCTAGGTGATCCACGCCACTTGTCTCGTATTCGCCAGTTGCGACACTTACATTCGTCCTGTGCAAAAACGATATTCAGGTGTCGCACATACTTGTTAACGTGCCGCAACAAAACTTTCCTCCTACAGTCAGACAAAGCTGCTTGATGACTGAAATTGATCGCAATCACCCGCAAGTCATCCTCTAGCTCATCAACAATCTCAGACGGACTCACTTCAACTCTCCCGCTAGAAATCGCAACTCAACGATCCGAGCGCATTCGCGTAGCTTGCTGACGTTCGTGCGCTTCATCACCTCAATCGCAATGGCTATGAATGTCTCCAACTCTGCACGCTCGTCGTCCCCCCAACCGATTAGCTCGGCAACACATTGTTGGAGTCGCTCATCCTTTAGCTTTGCAACACGCTCGACAACGTATTCCAGATCATCCCGGTTGAGCGCTGCTCTACTTTGAATGATTTCTTTCATCCTCTTTGCCTGTTCTGCGACAAACCCTGCATCCGGTTTCATCGCTCCAACTTCCCGTTTTCGTCGCCACCAGCAACTTCTAGCAAATCAACAGGAACCTCGTATGTGCTCCAACGGTGCCCACAATCTGAACAATCCCGCAGCCGCCACTTGTAACCAAACCTAGTGTCTTTTCGACTTTCTTTTACTTTCGAGTTCCATCCCCCACAACTCGTGCAAGCAGACATCACAACCTCACTTTTTTGCTCTCTAGCATCTCTTTCATCTTTCTCAGAACGGCTTTGCCTTCATCGGTAACGTGCTTCGGGGCTGGCAACGACACGGTTTGCCGCTGCTCAACACGATCAAAGTCGCGACACATCCCCATAAATTCGGAAAGGCTCGGTGGCCAATCGCGTCCAAGACCCGGCAGCGTGTCGATGACCTTTCGGATGACTTCAGGCTTGGTCTTACGGAGGAACGTCTCCCAGGCTTCGTTTGCAGCCATGATGCCGTTGTCGTCCTCCATGTACATCGCCTTCACCTTCTGGTTGCCGTACATCACCGAGAAGTGCTGCATCATGCGTTCAGCGTAAGGGTAACGGGATGGCATTGGCATCTCCCATGTCGATGAAGTCATCTTTCCTTTCCCACGAGCCAAAGATCAGTTCAGACTTTCGGTCTTTTTTAGCTTGCTGTATATTGGGGGAAACCCTAGTGTTGCGCACCCAGTTGCGCCATGTTGCAAGCCAGTCGGCCTTCAGCCCCTTGCTCCCAGGCTGCGCAATCCAATAGTCGCGGAACGCATCGAACGTCTTGCGCGGGTCGATCTCTGGACGCTCCTGCTTGCAGAAGTCAATCCACTCGTCCGGCATCTCCTGAAGATCAAAGCGCGTTGAGCGCGTTCTCTTTTCTTTTATATGGTTAATGGTTACTGGTTCTTGGTTATTGGTTAGTTGAACATCTGTTGTATGTGTGTTGAACACTTGCTCAACAGGTGTTGAACTTGTGTTCGTCCTGTGTTCAGCAGATGCTTTGCCTGCCTTGCTTCTCTTGTGGATAAGTTCCTTGTACTGCTTGATTTCAGCGTCGCAGCGGGTGTGATGCCAACACCCATCTTCGAGCCTGAAGAACGAGACAAGGATTAGGTGGACGGTTTTTTCGTCAGTGCCAAGCTGGAAAGCAAGGGCTTCTCTGTCATCTGGAAGTGGACGCTCGCGGTCGTAGTACATCCAGATCAGGCGCAAGTACGCCATCGACTGGGCGTCTGTCAGCCTAGCGGTTGCCTTGACGAAATCACCGATGTGGTGATGGTAGTAATGCACGAACAATCTCCATCGGTGCTGGCCTATCCGGTGGAAATTCCGGCAGGTCGCACCCAGGACGGGTTAGAAACGGTCAGATAGACCAGCCCGATAAAGACTGTCCGCTGACCTGCTATGCGCTTTCCACGGCGCAGAACGATCATACGAAAACAAAGTTTGCCTGTAAAGCCTTACACCAACCTTACAGGCAACCCTGCTAGAAACAATTGGTATTGCAATTACCCCCGAAACAACAGGTGGTGCAAGTCACCATCCTGCCGTTGATCGTGTATGTGTGCGTGCTGCAAGCAGCGTAAGCAACACTGGCAACAAGTGAGAACAACAGACCTACTGCAACTTTCTTCATGTTTACCTCGCTTTGATAAGACCACTCTGAACCAACTGCACTAAAGTTTTTCTAAACGCATCCTCCCAGGCTTCCCGCCTTTCCTCTCCCGACATCTTCGCCCCCTGGTCGATGGCGAAATGGCAGTGCTGACAGAGTGCTGCGGTAAAACAGTCATGCGCCTTCATCCCCATGCCCTTACCGTATGCACCCCAGTTGGCATGAGCAGCTTGTGTCTGACCGTCAAGACCGCATCGCTGGCAGGATAGAGATGCAACGGCTTTTAGCCATGACTTACTGCGGAACATCAATCACCTCAACATGACAAGAGTGATGCAAGCTAGTCTCTCGACCGTCGCGCTCCACAACGTGACGCATACCGGACGGGGTTCTGATCTCCAGACGCAGGTAGGTATACACCTCACCTGTCCGTAACAGGATGAACCGCCGCCCAGGCTTTACCCTTCGCACTCGCGTGACACTTTCTGATTTCATTCTCCAACTCTCGCCTAGCTGGCATCCCTCTGGCCTTCTCTACGTTTTCCAGATGCTCCCTGCGTTTCTTGATCGGCCAGCGTAAAACCGTCTGAGCCTCGCAATAGAGCGCGTACTCTCTCGACTGTAGACCTACGGTGCCAGTAGGGAGGCTGATGAGTCGTGCGTTGTCGTGTCTGCGTCCACACGCAAAACAGACATTTCGTCCGTCATCACCAGACCGTGATTCGTCGCCCATGCGAATACCTTTTCAACGTAGTCTGAAAACTGACCTTTCGTCAGCCCTGTAGTCGTCGGCTCCTGCTCGACAATCTGACCGTTCGGAAGCTCTACAACCCTCCCAGGTAGATACCGAGCCTTGAAGTAGCTGTGCCAGATGTCTGGCGAGTGCTCCTTCCCTTGCGGCCTGATCTGCTCGCTGATCGCTGTTAGTGTGGCCCAGTAGAACGAGTTCTGAGCGCTTGTTCTATTGGGTGGCTGGATGGATATCACCCAACCCTGTTTAGCGCGTTGTACGGCTTCTAGTGCGCGTTTACGGGCAGTGTCGTTGGCTAGCGTGTAGATCACAGTTCAACCTCCTTCAGTTGCCAGCGGTTTTTCTCTTTGAACCACCCATGTAACACCACCCGCCACCCTGAACGCAGCATCTCAGGGTAAGCCTCTGCTTCCTCTATCTTGTGTTTGCGAGCAGACAGGTTGGACTTGCTTGTCACCTGGATCGCTACTGTCTCTCCGTGACCGATTGCCAGCAGATCGATACAGCCCCACAAGTCATGCTTGCGCTTGGTGAACGAGTTGTAATGCTCGACTAGAGCCACCTGATAGCCTCGCTCTACAAGCAGCGCTTTACTTCGGGCTGTTAAGGTCATAGTCCGGCCTCAACATTGCCAACGTCACTCGACCCCCTGTCAGTCGCTCGATCTCCACAGCACGATTAAGAGGGACTCGACCGGCTCGCCTCCAGTTGTGGATAGCCTGCCGCTTGAGTCCCAACAAGCTGCACAGCTTGCCCTTGCCGCCGATGATTGCTGCTGCCAGCGCGATTGCCTGTTCCTGCGTCATGTCACCCCCGTAAAGTTGCTATGCTATGACATTGTAGCGACATACGCAATACATAGGCGTTAGCCATTGCCTATAGGTGTAGTAAGAACGATAAAAATATTTTTCCACACAATGCCAAAGAAATGACATATAGTGTCAACCACTGCAACACAACAACCGAGGCAAGCATGGACTACGACACGTGGCTAGAGGAACCGGAACAGCGTGCTTGGGATCAGCACTACCGTTGGGAGCAAGAAGAACTTCGCAGGCTTCATGACATCGAGTTGTGGATCGAAACAGAAAACTCGCAAATCATTTGGCGAGTCTGGGATGAGGTTGCGGGATGTAGCGACGATTGGTGCGAACTGTCGAAACAAGTAACCATCGCAGTGTTAGACGGTCAAGACGCCAAGAAGATTGCACACTCGTTCATGACTCAACACTTTGCTACGCATTACAGCTTCTGGGAAGCATCGCTGCACAAGATCAACAAAGAAAGAGGTTGGAAATGAGAATGGTTTTAGCCTACGCAGTTTTCGGAATACTCGGCGTCATGCTGGGCACAACAGCAGTCGATTTGCTTGTAGGATCAGAGTCAACCATAGGAGCCTTGTTTTGGCGCATCTTCTAGACATCGAATTCAAATGGGTATCAGCAGCAGCCACCAACGTAGAAGCAACCTGGAGAAAGTTCGGCTACATCCCGCCTAGCGAGCAGCAGCACTACCAACAGAAATGGAAACGATTCAAGGATAACAACCATGAAACAGATAGCAGCAGCGCTGGTCAAATCGCAGAAACAGTTCGGCCCAGCGCTAAAGTCAAGCTCTAACCCGCACTTCAAGTCGCGCTATGCCGATCTCGCGGCCTGCGTCGAGGCAGTCGTAGATGCTCTCAACGCTAACGGTATCGCTCTCATCCAGCAGACGCACGAATGCGCGGATGGAGTGATCGTCGAGACGGTGTTCGTCCACGAAAGCGGAGAGACGTTCTCAGGTGGCAAGTTGCACTTCCCTGCAAACAAGCATGACC